AGGTGACCGGCCGTGTTGTAGGTGGGCATCAACGTTTGAAGGTGCTCATCGATATGGGCATCACCGAGGTGGAGTGTGTCGTCGTAGAGCTGCCGGAGACAAAGGAAAAAGCGCTCAATGTGGCGCTCAATAAAATATCCGGCGATTGGGATAAAGATAAGCTGGCGCTGCTCATCGCTGACCTGCAAGGCTCCGATTTCGATGTTTCACTCACGGGCTTCGACCCGTCCGAACTGGATGACATATTCAAAAGCAGCATCAAGGATGGTCTGCACGATGACAATTTTGATGTTGATGAGGAGCTCAAGCAGCCGCCGGTCACTAAGCTCGGCGACCTCTGGACACTCGGTCGGCATCGGCTGGTCTGTGGAGACAGCACTAAAGTAGAAACTTTCGCCGTTCTTATGGATGACCGCAAGGCTAATCTGGTCATCACAGACCCGCCTTATAATGTAAACTACGAAGGCAGCGCCGGAAAAATCAAGAATGACAACATGGCAAACGATGCTTTTTACAATTTCCTGCTGGCAGCTTTCCAGAACACTGAGTCGGTCATGGCGGATGACGCCAGCATATACATTTTTCATTCCGACACCGAAGGACTGAATTTTAGAAGAGCCTTTTCGGATGCCGGTTTTTATTTGTCCGGTTGCTGTATCTGGAAAAAGCAATCGCTTGTGCTGGGGCGTTCTCCGTATCAGTGGCAGCACGAGCCTGTGCTCTACGGCTGGAAAAAAAGCGGCAAGCATCAGTGGTACAGTGGACGCAAGGAAACGACCATCTGGGAGTTTGACAAACCCAAAAAGAATGGCGACCACCCGACAATGAAGCCTATACCGCTACTGGCTTATCCTATTATGAACAGCAGCATGACAAATACGCTGGTGCTCGACCCCTTCGGTGGCTCTGGCTCCACGCTCATCGCCTGCGAACAGGCCGACCGCTCCTGCGCCACCATTGAGCTTGACGAGAAGTTCTGCGATGTCATCGTGAAGCGGTATATCGAGCAGGTCGGTGCGGCGGATAAGGTTTCCGTCCAGCGTGACGGACTGGCCTATTCATACGCTGAAGTGGCTGAAAAATCGGACTGAATCACACAGGCGCCGCCGCTTCTATTTGGTACATATACATCGCGGAATTGTCTTGCTATTTACATGCTTTAGAGTGATATATGTACGTACAAAAGCCGAAGCATCGGCTCAAAGAAAGGCGACAGACACTATGGAAAACAAGGATTTTGAACTCAAGTACAACCTAACCGGCAGCGACCGCAAGCGGCTCGTAACATCGATTGCGGAGATTTTGAACAGCCCTGCAAAGTACAAAGGCGCTCCTTCCTTCGGCTATGAGGTGGACTACTTCACCATCGACAAGAATGGCACGATCAGCTTCGACGACCGCGCCGACAGCGAGGAGATCGAGAAGCTCATCGAACGACTGCACGAGCAGGGCTTTGAAGCGGAACCGCGCTTCGAGGATTTGCAGATGACCGAGGAAGAAGAACTGGGGCTTGGCAGACAGCACCGCGACCCAGTTGGCGAAGATGGTATGCAGGCAAGTGATGTGCCGGACGAGGATATTGGGCTGGTCATAGAAATGCCCCGTTCCTCCTTTACCGACACTGCGCTCGAAAATCTCAAGCGGTTGGTGGAAAGCAAGAAAAGCCTCATTAGCAAGGCTCTCGGATGTCAAGACATCGACCTTGATATTACCGATGAGAAGGTACGATTCCCGTGGTTTGAGGACGGCACCGACCCGGACGCGGTCAAGGCATACACACTTTTCGTCACAGCGCTTTGCGAGATGGCAAAGACTCAAAAGCGCGTTACCGCAAAGGAAAAAGATACGGACAATGACAAGTACGCATTCCGCTGCTTCCTGCTCCGTCTGGGCTTCATTGGTGATGGGTACAAGGCGGCGCGGAAGATACTGCTCCGCAACCTTTCCGGAAGCGGCGCCTTCAAGAGCGGCAACCCGAAGGTGCAGGAACTTGTTGAGCGCATCAATGCAGACGCCGGTCTCTATGATGACGTGATGAGCGTGCAGGACAAGGAGGTGTCTGACGATGAGGTTTCCAAGTAAGGAGCTGGTAGAGAGCCTCCACAAGCGTTACCCTGTTGGGTGCCGTGTGGAGCTTGTTCGCATGGATGACCCGCAAGCGCCACCAGTTGGCACCAAAGGCACCGTGCGCGGCGTGGACGACATCGGCTCGGTCATGGTGGCATGGGACAACGGCTGCGGCCTGTCCGTGGCTTACGGTGAGGACGCCTGCAAGGTGGTGAGCGGCGATGAGTGAAACGGTCAAGAAGCAGATTCTCGCCATCCGCGACACTGGGCTGACGAATATGTTCGATATCCGCACGGTGCAGCGCATCGCAAATGACAGGGGCTTCCACGAGCTGGTGGTGTATCTGGAGGAGCATCGACGCGAATACGTGCATTTCATTCTCTCCGGCGAAGCGTAAACTACACAATTCCGGCGGCGAAATTCGCTGTAAAGATCGTATAGTTTATGCCGGTATATATCGCAGAATTGCCTTGCTATAGTATGCTTTTAGAGCGATCATGTGTATAACAAAACAAAGGAGGCACACTTCATGACAGACAAGCAGTTGAAACAGGCAAAAAGCCAGCTCCCGCAGGGCGAGCGCTTCGACCGAGCCTACAGCGCCTTTGAAGGCGGCATCAGACTGATTTCCAAGAAAGCAGACGGTTCGGAAACCCGCTACAAAGTACACTTCGAAGCTGACGACAATGTTCGCATCGAGCGGTTTTAAGGAGGGAGCGACCATGTGGAGAGAAGGAAGCCTGAAGGTTCACGACAGCATTTTTCACTATTGGATGAAGCAGTACGACGAGGGTTCGCAGTTCGGCATCGAAGGCGGCAGGATCAGCAAGCTGATGCTCAAGCGGAACGACGAGGTTGTTTGTAACTATGACAGGGGCTGGGACATCAAGCCCTCCGACCCTGATACGCAGCTTGCGCTGGAGATTTTGCTTCACGGCGAAAACCACTAACCCGAACTAAAAAATATCCGAGGTCAGCCCTGCGTGGGGCTGTATCTCGTACGGATAGATTATGAAGGCACCGGAGGGTGTCTATTTTTATGCCATTTGAGAGGAGGCGGTGCGATTGCGCAAACTAAAAAAATATAAACAGACGCGCTTCAAAGAGCACGATTCGACCTATGACAAAGAAGTCGCCGACTACGCTGTGGCGTTCATTGAATCGCTCTGTCACACCAAAGGCACATGGGCCGGAAAGCCCTTCGAGCTAATTGACTGGCAGGAACAAATTATCCGTGACATCTTTGGAACGCTCAAGCCTAACGGTTACCGGCAGTTTAATACTGCCTACGTTGAGATACCCAAGAAAATGGGCAAAAGTGAGCTCGCGGCTGCTGTCGCCCTGCTGCTAACTTGCGGCGACGGTGAGGAACGCGCAGAGGTTTATGGCTGTGCTGCTGACCGAAACCAAGCCTCCATCGTTTTCAATGTGGCAGCGGACATGGTGCGGATGTGTCCGGCTTTGTCGAAGCGTGTCAAAATCCTCGACGCTACCAAGCGGCTTATCTTCCAACCGACCGGCAGTATCTATCAGGTGCTGTCCGCAGACGTTGGAAACAAGCATGGCTTTAATACCCACGGCGTAGTGTTCGACGAGCTGCATACGCAGCCGAATCGCAAGCTCTACGACGTCATGACTAAAGGCAGTGGCGATGCGAGAATGCAGCCGCTGTATTTTTTGATCACTACCGCCGGAGATAACCAGAACAGCATCTGCTGGGAGGTCCACCAGAAGGCGCTGGACATTCTGGACGGCCGAAAAACAGACCCGACCTTCTACCCGGTCATATATGGTGCGGCGCAGGAGGATGATTGGACAGATCCGAAGGTCTGGAAGAAAGCGAATCCCTCTCTCGGCATCACCGTCGGCATGGATAAAGTAAAAGCGGCCTTCGAGTCGGCACGACAGAATCCTGCCGAGGAAAACAGCTTCCGACAGCTCCGGCTCAACCAGTGGGTCAAACAGGCTGTGCGTTGGATGCCAATGGACAAATGGGACACCTGCGCGTTTACGGTTGACCCTGAAGCTCTGCGCGGGCGCGTCTGCTACGGCGGACTCGACCTTTCCAGCAGCACCGACATCACGGCCTTCGTGCTGGTGTTTCCACCGCTGGACGAAGACGACAAATACATCATTTTGCCATTCTTCTGGATACCGGAGGACAACATTGAGTTGCGTGTGCGCAGAGACCATGTGAACTACGACATCTGGAAAAAGCAGGGTTTCCTGCAAACCACTGAGGGCAACGTCGTCCATTATGGCTTCATCGAGTCTTTCATTGAGAAGCTCGGTGAGAAATACAACATCCGCGAGATTGCTTTCGACCGCTGGGGCGCTGTGCAAATGACGCAGAATCTTGAAATGCTCGGCTTCTCGGTCGTGCCGTTCGGTCAGGGCTTTAAGGATATGTCTCCACCGACCAAGGAACTCATGAAGCTAACACTGGAGGAAAAAATCGCTCACGGCGGACACCCCGTCCTACGCTGGATGATGGACAACATATATATACGCACCGACCCTGCAGGAAATATCAAGGCGGACAAGGAGAAATCAACCGAAAAGATAGACGGCTCGGTCGCCACCATTATGGCGCTCGACCGTGCAATTCGGTGCGGTAACGATTCGGGCGAGAGTGTTTATGACAAACGCGGCTTGCTCATTTGGTAAGGAGGTAAAAGCCTATGGGCATATTACAAGGTATATTCAAACCCCGCGACAAGCCTAAAAACCTCGGCAGCGGCAACAGCTTTTTATGGGGAGGCTCGACCTCCGGCAAGGTGGTAAATGAAAAGACCGCCATGCAGATGACAGCGGTATACTCCTGCGTCCGTATCCTTTCGGAGGCAATCGCAGGACTCCCGCTGTTCGTTTATAAGTACGGTGATGACGGCAGCAAGGAAAAGAGCCTCGAACATCCGCTATGGCGGGTCCTGCATGATGAGCCAAATCCTGAAATGACGAGTTTCGTATTCAGAGAAACTATGATGAACCACCTGCTTCTCACCGGCAACGCCTATGCTCAGATAATCCGCAACGCCCGTGGTGAAGTTATAGCGCTCTATCCGCTCATGCCAGACCGCATGACTGTGGACAGGGATTCGCAGGGACGACTGTATTACCGTTATCGGAAAAATAGCGATGACGCACCGGAAGTCGGCAAAAACAAGCAAAGCGACATTATCTTCGCTCCCTCGGACATTCTTCATGTACTGGGGCTTGGCTACGACGGTCTGGTCGACTACTCACCAATAGCGATGGCGAAAAACGCTGTGGGCTTGGCAATTGCCGCTGAGGAATACGGAGCTAAGTTTTTTGCCAATGGTGCGGCACCAAGCGGCGTTCTCGAACATCCCGGCACGATTAAGGACCCGGAGCGCATACGGGAAAGCTGGCAGTCCACCTTCGGTGGCAGCTCTAACAGCAA